GCGATCAATCTAGCCGCAACGCACATGCCCATCACAGCGGTTATCAGGCTGCTCAAGGATCACATCGAACTCCTTGAAGAGTTCGGCTGATGCCATTCTGGATCATCCCGACCGCCTGCATAATCGCTGCCTTGATCGTGGCCTGTTTCAACGCGGCTGACGGTGGCGGCGATATCGATTTCTGAGGTGAGCGATGGCTGAAGGCAACATCGTTGAACTTGGCCCTCATTCGAAAATGACCCCAACCGAGGCGCTTGCCTACAGTGCGCGCGAAGACTGGGAAGACGTAATCATCGTCGGATACCACAACGGCGGGGATTTTGCTGTCCGCTCCTCGCACATGAGCCGGGAAGCATCACTGTGGATCGCCGAGCAACTGAAGATCCATGTGCTCGATCTTCAGAGCAATCCGTAATGCCCAAGCCAGCCTGTTACTGCCCGGAGTGCGAAGAGTGCGTCGGCTATGTGGGCCGGTTCTTTGCCCTCATGTTCAACAAATTCCACCGTTGTAGGAGAAAGCACATGCCCGTGAATCTCGACAGCCTCGCCGCCAAGATGTCCGCCATCGCCGCCGATGTCACCAAGCTGAGCGCTGAGCTTGCCAATGCTGGTGCTCTCCAGGCGCAGAACGATCAGCTCAAAGCTGAGAATGCCACGCTTCAGGCGTCGCTCGATGCCGCTAATGCCGCTGACGCAGCGGTCCAGACGCAGGCGTCCACTATCGAAGCGCAGGCCGACTCGACGATTGCCACTCTGTCGGCAATTCCGACGACTGCTCCCGCTCCGGCGCCGGCTGCGTGAGGTCTGACATGGCCATTTCCTATTCCGCCAAATCAGCCGCCAAAGGCAAGGATATCGGCAAGAAGGGCAAAAACTTTTCCAAAATCGCCAAGTCGGCGGCCAAGGAATACGGCTCTGCTGCCGCTGGCAAGCGCGTCGCCGGTGCAGTGCTCGCCAAGATGCGCGCGAAAGGCAAGTGACATGGCAAAGATGTCGAAGAAGTCCCCCACGCAGCGTGCCGCCGTCAAGATGCAGGCCAAGTCGATGAAGGCTGGCACTGCTCCGGGCAAGGCGGGTGCGAAGAAGCTCTCGAAGCGTGTTCGCGCGGCCATCGACTGATGAAGAAGCCAAAGGACACGCCGAGCAATCCCGGCGCCTCTCGGAAGGACGTTTCCTCGTCGGCCTATTCGATGGCAAAGGCGCAAACACAGCGCCATGCACGCGGCGATGATCCGTATACGCCTGCCGCAACCTCGGTCACGCCTTCGCTTGCTCAGCAGCGGTACAAAGCATAACGGTTCAGGCTTGAACAATGTCTGGTGAAGATACACCGAAAAGAACAGGGCTAAAAGCCGCATGGCAACCGGGCCAGTCAGGCAACCCGGCTGGTCGTCCTAAAGGCGCTCGTTCAAAGCTTGGCGAAGCGTTCATTGAGGATCTGTTAGCTGATTGGGAAGCGAACGGGCCTGTAGCCATTCGAACGGTTCGGGACACGAAGCCTGACGCCTATCTCAAGGTCGTCGCATCGATCCTGCCAAAGGATCTGAACGTCAACTTCAACCAAGCGGATACAATGACGGATGAGCAGCTTATCGAGCGCATCCGGTCCCTCGACGCAGCAATCCGGCCTTTCCTTGATGCTGAAGGAAAGAGCGGAACTGACATCGGCTCTGGATCGGCGACTGCGCACTAACAAGCTGCGCTTCTACCGGCCTTACACCAAGCAGAAAGAATTCCACAAAGCTGGCGCAACGCATTCGGAACGCCTGTTCATGGCAGGCAACCAGCTCGGCAAGACGGTTGCCGGCGGTGCCGAATGGGCAATGCATCTCACTGGCCGCTATCCCGATTGGTGGGAAGGCGCCGTGTTCAACAGCGCTCCTCTGCTGTGGGCTGGTTCGGTAACAGGCGAAAGCACGCGTGATAATCCGCAGCGTATTCTGGTGGGGCCTCCAGCCAAGGAAGAAGAGTGGGGCACGGGATTTATTCCTGCTGACTGCATTCGTGATCGCACTCGCGCTGTGGGCGTTCCCAATCTCCTCGACACGGTCGTGGTTCGCTGGGGCGGTGGCGGCGACGTTCAGGCAGGTGAGAGCATCGTTGCGTTCAAGGCTTATGAGAAGGGCCGCGAGAAGTGGCAGGGCCCGACTGTAGACGGCATCTGGTTCGATGAAGAGCCGCCGGAGGACATTTACTCGGAGGGCTTGACGCGAACGAACAATGGCCAGCTCGGGCAGTTCGCTCAGACCACGTTCACGCCGCTCCTTGGGATGTCAACGGTCGTGAGCAGGTTTGTCATGCCGGCCGTCGATGATCCTGGCCAGGATGCGCGCATCATCACGTCAATGACGATCGATGATGCCGAGCACTACACACCGGAAGAGCGGGCAAAGATCATCGCCAGCTATCCGGCGCATGAACGCGAAGCAAGATCGAAAGGCATTCCATCGCTCGGCTCTGGTCTCATCTTCCCGGTCGTGGAGGACGAGATCATCTGCAAGCCATTCACGATACCGCCGATCTGGCCGCAGATCATTGGTGTTGACTTTGGTTACGATCATCCGTTCGGCGCTGCTCGCCTGGCATGGGATCGCGACAACGACGTGATCTATGTCACAGCGAACTATCGCGAGCGGCAAGCAACACCAATCCTCCATGCTGCTGCGTTGAGAGCGTGGGGCGACTGGATACCCGTAGCGTGGCCTCACGACGGCCTACAGCACGACAAGGGCTCCGGCGAGGCATTGGCGACCCAATATCGCGCGCAGGGCCTCAACATGCTTCCTGAGCGGGCTACATGGGAAGACGGCGGCAACGGCGTTGAAGCCGGCGTGACGGAAATGCTGGACCGCATGCAAACGGGCCGCTGGAAAGTGTTCGACACCTGCACAAATTGGCTCGAAGAGCGGCGTCTGTATCATCGCAAGGACGGCAAGATCGTCAAGGAGCGTGACGACGTGCTTTCGGCATCTCGCTACGCGCTGATGATGCTGAGGGAGGCGATCGTGTCGAAGCCCAAGATACCAGAGAACACCCGCGCCAAAGCGTTGGCCAGGAGCATCGTATGAGCGTCATGTCTCAAGTTCTTCAACTCAAGTTGCAGGGCGCATTGGCTGACGTTCCAGCGGATGTTCTCAAGGCAGCGGTTGATGTCTGTAAGAGGATTGGCGCGGATACGGAGATTATGCCCGGCGTTCCAAGTCTCGAAGTGCTTGCTGCTGCGGCGGGGATTCTAAGCGAGCGCGAAAGACTTGCCGGCAATGGCTAAGCCGAAACGCATGGGCGAAGAAGATTTGAAAGCGCTTGTACAGCGCGAAATCTCGCTCGCCGATTCCAATCGGTCTGTGGTGCTGAAGAAGCAGATCACTGCGCTGGAATACTATCAGGGCATCATGAAGGACGTGCCGGCCGAGACTGGTCGCTCTGCTGCGATGTCTCGTGATCTCGCCGATACGCTGGGCTGGATTCTCCCCGGCATCATGCGCGTTTACACCGCGTCCGAGCATATGGCGATTGCCGAGCCAGTTAAGCCCAACGATGTCGCTGGTGCGGCTCAGGCCACGGACGATATGAACTACACATTCTGGAAGGAGAACGACGGCTATCGCATCGTCTACAATGCGACGTGGGACAGCCTGCTTGCTGGTGACGGCATCGTCAAGGTCTATTGGGAAGACACGCCAGAGATCGACATCTCGACGCATACTGGCCTGACCGACGATCAGTTGACCATGCTATTGCAGCCGACTGACGACGAGAACGAGCAGATCGAGGTTCTCGAGCATTCCGCCACCACGGAAATGCAGGCGGATGAAGACGGGAACCTCATGGGTGATCCCGAGCGCACGCATGACGTGAAGATCAAGCGCACCTATTCGGGCGGGAAAGTCTGCGTCGAAGCCATTCCGCCAGAGAATTACGGCAAGGATGGCGACACCAAGACCTGTGATGATAGCAAGTTCCAGTATCACAGGGAAATGAAGTCGCGTTCCGAGCTGATCGAGATGGGTTTTGACCGCAAGAAGGTCGAAGCGCTCAACAAGGTCTCGGACGAGGAATCTACCGCCGAAATCGCCCGCGACAACAGGGCAAAGTACGAGGACCACGACCAATCGGTGGATCTGGTGGATCTGTTCGATTGCTATGTCCGCGTTGACATGGACGATGATGGAGTGGCTGAACTCTATCGTGTCTACTATGCCGGCTCGCATGACGGCGGCGTTCTCCTCGATTATGAGGAATGGGACGACGAGTTGCCGTTCGACAGCATTCCCTGCTCTCCGATGCCGCATCGCTTCGAGAGCATGTCGCTCGCCGACGAAACAATGGATGTCCAGCGCATCAAGACGGTGATGCTGCGCCAGGCATTGGACAACACATACGCGACGAACAATCCGCAGCGGTTTGTCACTGGCGAAATCACCAATCCGGAGGAGCTTTTCTCCCCGACGTTCGGCGGCGCTATCTTTGGCAAGCCTGGAAGCTCCGTAGAGCCGCTTCCTGTGCCGTTCGTTGCCAATCATGCCTATGACGCGATCAACTACATGGATCAGGTCATAGAGCGTCGTACGGGCGTTTCGCGCACCACGATGGCGCTTGACCCAGATGCGTTGCAGAACCAGACGGCAACGGCCAACCAGAACGCCAGGGACGCCGCTTATTCGCAGATCGAGCTGATTGCCCGCAACCAGGCCGAATTGGGCTGGAAGAAGGTCTTCCGCAAGATCATGCGGTTGCAGATCAGGCATCAGAACAAGCCTCGCATCATTCGCATGAGGGGGAATTTCACGGTTGTCGATCCGCGCCAGTGGAACGCGGATATGGATGTGACGATCAACGTGGGCCTTGGTTCAGGCTCACGCGATCGCGACATGATGGCATTGCAGCAGGTGTTGGCGAACCAGACGGCTCTCGCTCAGCAGATCGCGGCGCTTTCTCCTGCCCGTGCCATGGAAATGCTGCCCTACATCTCGCGCACGATGATGAAGCAGGCGGAATCGGCCGGCATTCGCTCGCCCGAGCTGTTCTATCCTGAAATCACGGAACAGGACGTGCAGCAGGCCCAGCAGCAGCTAGCGCAGGCGCAACAGCAGCAGGCCATGCAGGGCGATCCGAAGGTTCAGGCAGCACAGATTCAAGGCCAGACGAAGCTTCAGGCCGCGCAAATGAAGGCCGCGACTGACCAGCAGCAGGGACAACTGAAGGCCGAGGTTCAGGCGCAGTACAATCAGCAGCGCATCGCGGCTCACTACGCTCTTGGCCAGCAGAAGGCCATCAACGAGCAGCAGTTGAATCTTGCCAAGCTCGGATTGCAGCGTGAGCAGACCGGCGCCGAACTGGCGATGAAGAACAAGCAGGTTGAGGGTGAATTGGCCCTCAAGAGCGTCGGCGTGATGAAGGACGTTATCAATCCTGTCCATATCGGTGGAGCGCCAGGTTGACCGAAGAGGAAAAAGTCCGCGCCGTCAACGCCAACACGTTGCGGCAGGACCCGACATTCCAGGCTGCCGTGCTTGAGGCGCGCCGCTCTGCTCTTGAGCAGCTTGCGGTGATCGACCCGACCGATACCGACGCCATCCGCGATGCGCAGGCGAAAATCCGCGCCATCGACGCCCTTACCACTGTGCTTGCCGGCTTCATCATTGCCGGCACCCCGCAGCGCAAGAATCCCGCCGTCTAGCGGACAATCCGGCCAACCGTTCAGTAGCAGCTTCGGCCACGCGAACGAACGGAGCCATTCCCCAGAAGGAAAACCATGACTATCGACGCTGACAACCCGCAAGGGATCAGCGGCGCGCTGTCTCTTGCCGAGGCAGCGGCCGCCTACGCCGTTCCAGTCGAGGCCGAGGAACCTGAACAGGGTCAACCCGAAGCCGAAGAGGAAGCGGTTGCGGAACATCAGGACGGTGACGAAACCGAGCCTGATGATACCGAAGACGAAGGTCAAGCCGAGGACGAACAACCCGAGGAAGAGCCGGAGCCGCAGCCTGTCAAGCAGCCGGCCTATGCCGACAAGCTTGCCAAGGTCAAGATGGCCGATGGTTCGGAACTGACGGTTGACGAACTCATTCGAGGCAACCTTCGCGATCGCGATTACAGGCAGAAGACGATGGCATTGGCCGAGCAGGAACGCTCGTTCAAGGCCAAGTCCGAACAGATCACGCAGGCTGAACAGCAGGCAGCCACCGAACGGGAGTTCATGATTCAACTCCTCCAGTCGGTGATGCCGCAGAGGCCAGATCCCGCCATGTACATGCACGATCCGATTGGCTTCGGCCAGCAGGATTTGGCATGGCGCACGCGCAAGGAGCAGCTTGACTATCTCGTAGCCCAGCAGCAGCAGACCGTTCAGAAGCGGCAGGCTGAAGAGGGGCAGAGGGTCCAGCAGATCCGCGACCGCGAATGGCAAGCCACGCTCGAAGTCATGCCCGAGCTTCGCGACCCGAACAAGCTCAATTCGTTTGCCGGGGAAATCTCGAAGCACGCGGCCGAGTACGGCTTTGCCCCGCAGGAGATCCAGCAGGCCCTTGGTCTCGACCATCGGCAACTTCTGGTGCTGCGGGACGCCATCAAATGGAGGAATCTCCAGGCCCAGAAACCCAAGGCCCAAGCCAAAGTCGCAGGTAAGCCGCCCGTCATGAAAAGCGGCACTCGGCCTACCGCAGACACGCAGAAAGCCAGGGATGTCAAGTCAGCGATGGATCGCCTGAAAACCTCCGGCACCGTCAAGGACGGTATCGCCGCCCTCCTCGCTCTTGAACAAGGATAGCCATCATGGCCGCACCACTTAATACGGTCCTCTCGACCGTTGCAGTGGGTAACCGCGAACAGCTCTCGAACATCGTTTCGCGCATTACCCCCGAAGACACCCCCATCTACTCCTACGCCGGCTCGGAAAAGACGCAGGGCGTCCATCCCGAGTGGGAAACCGACGTTCTGCGCGCTCCGCAGGTCAATGCGCAGACCGAAGGCGACGACTATGTGTTCGACGCCCTCATCCAGCCGACCCGCCTGGGCAACTACACCCAGATCTACTCGCAGGGCTGGTCGTTCTCCGGCTCGCAGCAGGCGGTTGAAAACGCCGGCAACGTCGTCAAGGTCGCCGAGAAGAAGATCAAGGCAGCCATCGAAGTCCGCAAGGATGTCGAACTGTCCTGGGTCACCAACACGGCCTCCGTCAGCGGCGCGAAGCGCTTTACCGGCGCCCTGCCGTCGTGGCTCGTCACCAACACCAACCGTGGTTCGGGTGGTTCCAACGGCGGTTTCAACACCGGCACCGGCCTGACGGTCGCGGAGACCACGGGCACGCAGCGCGCGTTCACGCAGGCGATGCTCGATACCACGATGCAGTCGGTCTACGTGTCCGGCGGCAACTGCGACACGCTGTTTGTGTCGCCGTATGTGAAGTCGGTGTTCGTCACCTTCATGTCGAACTCCAACGTGGCGAACTTCCGCTACGCGGCTAACGACAAGGGCAAGAATACGATCATCGGCACCGCCGATATCTATGAAGGCCCGTTCGGCAAGGTCACGATCATGCCGAACCGCGTCATGGCGACTTCGGCCGCCGTGGCTCGCCGCGCCTTCCTGGCAGACAGCAACTTCATCTCGAAGATTGCGCTTCGTCCGATCCAGGAAGATCCGGGCCTCGCCAAGACCGGCGACAGCCAGAAGGGCGTCATCATCGGCGAAGTCGCCCTCAAGGTGAAGAACGAGGCGGCCATCGGCGTCATTGCCGACCTCTTCGGCCTGACCTCCAGCTCGTAAGGAGAACCGCTATGAGCACCCACAATCGCGTCAATGGCGGTACGGCAACGGCTACCGCTGGTGCGGCGACCCTCAACAACCGTTGGGGCGTTGTCACATCGGAATCGCTCTCGACGGCGGCCGGCGCTACCTACACGCTGACCGTCACCAACTCGCAGATCGCGGCCACCGACATGGTGTTCGCGTCGGTTGCGTATGGCACCTCGAACGCTGGTTCGCCGGCCATCATGCGTGTCACGCCTGCGGCTGGCTCTCTGGTCATTATCGTCCAGAACATCCACGCGTCGGCGGCGCTGAACGGCACCATCGTGGTGTCCTACGGCTCCTTCCCGGCCTGATGGCTCGACCAAGGAAAGGGCTGCCTTCGGGTGGCCCTTTTTCTCCTCGCAACGAAAGGAAAGCCGCGATGGCTGACAAGAACGTGACCGTCAAGCTGGTCCGTGACTACTGGATTGAAGAGGGCATCGATCGGCTGAAGGCCGGCGAACTGGTTGAACTGCCCGTCGATGAAGCGCGCCGCCTGCTCAATGCGGGTGTTGCCGAACGCACCGATCCGCTTCCTGGGGAATAATCCTGTGGAACAGGACATCTATGACGGCGATTGGAAGCTCTTCGAGCACGATCCCGTCACGGGTCGTTGCGTGTGGATGATGATGCAGGACGACAAGACCGTCTTCCGCATCGACATGCCCATCCAGAGCATCATCGACAACAATCACGAGCGCGAGATGGAAACGATGGGCCGTCGCTTCGGCGACTGGCGCCCGCTCGCCTCCGTGCCGCTGCCGCTGTTCCATGCCAATGGGCTCGCCGAGGCTTCCCATGGCAAGGATGACGCTTTTCTCAAGCGCTTCCTGAACGACGGTGATTTCAAGAAATTCCGCACTTCGCGTGGTAAGGTCTGATGGCTGCCATCGTCGATTTCGCCTCTCTCCAGCAAGCGGTGACGGACAATCTGGCGCGCAGCGATCTTGCGCCCTATGTCCCTGATTTCATCGCCATGGCCGAGACGTGGCTGAACTTCGGCGGTGATGGGGTTGGCGCTATCCCCGCGCTCGATCCGCTTCGTTGCCGGGAGATGGAAGCCTCGACCACGCTTCTGCTCTCGGCCAACGTCACGGTGACGGCGCCGGCCAATGGTACGCTTTCCCAGAGCGCTGGTGGCTCTCTTTCAGGCACGACATATTTCGTTACCAGCACATGGGTCACGACGGCTGGGGAATCCCTGGCATCGGCTGAGACCTCGTTTGCGGTGTCGGCGAACAATGTGCTCAACGTCGGCCCTCCGTCGTCCACGGCTCCTGCGAACGCCACCGGCTGGAATGTCTATGTCTCGGTCGTGGCTGGCGCGGAAACGCTCCAGAACGGCAGTACACCCATAGCCCTCGGTGCTACATGGGTCGAACCCACTTCTGGCCTAATTTCAGGTGCAACTAGTCCGGTTGCAAGCGCTCCGCTTCCCTCCGACTATCTTGAATATATCCGCGTTACCGACAACGCCTCTTGGCGCGGCACGCTGAGATATCTCACACCCGATCAGGCTCAGCGCTGGTATCCGAACCAGAGCACGCAGGCGGGTGGCTTTGCCGAGTTCTTCTCGATCGTGGGATCAAACCTCTACATCTACCCGTCAACAGGTAATTCAATCGGCCTGATTTATTACCAGAAGATCCCGGCGCTTTCGAACACCAACACAACGAACTGGCTGCTTTCCAAGTCGCCGAACCTCTATCTCCGCGCCTCTCTTGCGTGGGCCGCCGAGTTCATTAAGGACAAGGACGAGATGGCGACGCAGGGCGGCCTTGCTGCCTCCCTGGCTGGCGCCCTGAACCGCTCCGACATCCTCAGCAAGTATGCCCGCGCCGGCATCACTTTCCGTGGTGGAGCGCCGTCTTGACGTTCGTACCCTTCACGGAATGGACCCCGGACAGTGCCGACTTCAACAACGCCAACACAGGCGACATTTCGAACGTCCTGTGCTCGAGGCAGTCCTATATCCCGTTCCCCGACCTGCAACCGTTCACATCCGCACTTCCGGCCCAGCCATTGGGTTATTTCCGGGCCCGTAGCCAGAGCGGGCAGGTGACGATTTTCGCCGGCACGGCAACGAAACTCTACCAGTTGAACAACACCAATCTGACCTGGACCGATGTTTCCAAAGCTGCCACGACCTATGCGGCCAACACCACGGCGCAATGGTGCTTCGATCAGTTCGGCGATTATGTGGTTGCGGTCAACATCAACGACAATCCGCAGGTTTTCCAGCTTGGCGTGAGCACGACCTTCGACAACCTGGGTGGATCACCACCGAAGGCTGCCTTTGTTCGCGCGTGGGGTGATTTTCTCTGCCTGATGCAGCTCGCCGGCAACCCGAACCGTGCGCAATGGTCAGGTTTGAACAACATCGCCTTCTGGACGCCAGGTTCGAACAACTCGGATTATCAGGATTTCCCCGAAGGTGGCGTTGTTCAGGGCTCTTCGAGGGCCACAAACCCGATAATCTTCCTCGAGAGGGCCATCTATCGCGCGACTTTCGTCCCTGGTTCGTCGGTGGTGTTCACTTTCCAGAAAATCCAGGACAAGCGAGGGGCAAAATCGCCTTATTCGATCGCTTCGCGCGGCGATAACACGTTCTATGCGGACGAGGGCGGGTTTTTCCAGATCGGATCGGACGGTTCGATCGCCGGAATCGGCTTCGAGAAGGTCGATCGGACGATTTTCGGCCAGATGTCGGCCTCGAACATCGCTGGAATGGTCGGCGCCATCGATCCATTCTACTCCCGCGTGTATTGGACCGTCGATCTGACCGGAAAAGGCACTTTCGGCTCTATCTTGACCTATGACTGGCTGCAACAGCGCTGGTCGATCGCCTCGCAGGACAATGTAGGCATCTTTCCGGCCGCAACGGCGGGCTATACGCTCGAAGGACTGGATGCCGTGTCGTCCAGCCTCGATGCATTGCCCTATTCGCTGGATTCCAAGGTCTGGCAGGGTGGGGCGCCGGTCCTTGCAGCGTTCACGACGGATTACAAGCTCGGTTTCTTCAACGGACAGGCCAAACAAGCCACCATCACGACGCAGGAACAGGGCGATGTGACGGGCTCGGTTGCCCTCCTGACCTCAGCTTACTCCGTGGTTGATACCAACACCTATACGGTTGCGGTGGCAACGCGCATGAAGCGCGGCGACAACGTGTCTTGGACCTCGGAGATGAGCCCGAACAGCCGCACGGGCCGCGTGGATCTCAAGGTCGCAGGACGTTTCATGCAGGTGAGGACGACAATCCCCGCCGGCACGATCTGGCACGATGCTCAAGGAATTGAACTGACCACCCAGCCGGCGGGCTCGCATTGAGCTACCGCATCGAGAATGCCAGCGAATGGCAATCGCTTGATCGCCTGGCACCATACATGAGCGACATCCTGCATGAGATGGGACGGTTGGCGAAGCGCTTTCCAAAGGATGTCACGACGGCGGCGCTCTTTGGCGATTTCATTTCCGGCAAAAGAACGTTGTGGCTCGTGCTGGACGGCGACAAGTTCGTGTCGATGGCCATGACGCGCGTGGATACTGTCAACGCCACCGGCGAGCGGATTGCAACGCTTTGCGATCTCGCCGGCCGCGATGTTCAACGATATGCGACCGAGTTGTGCACAGCTCTCGAAGCGTGGGCCAGTCAACAGAACTGTGGAACGCTGGCCGTTGAAGGCCGCAAGGGCTGGGAACGGCTCCTGACCAAGCACGGCTATCGCGCCGAGCGCGTCCTTTACCGCAAGACCAAGGTAGAAGCCCATGGGAACATCCACTAGCACCACGCAGACGAACAGCCCGCCCGCGTGGGCCGAGCCGCTGTTCAAGCAGTCCGCGTCGGAAGCATCAAACATCTACAATGCCGGCATCGGTGGCAACACCTATTCCGGGCCGACCGTTGCCAATCTGTCCGGCACAACGATGTCGGGCATCAACCAGCTTGCCAATGCCGGGGCGAACACCAACACCGCAGGCACACAGCCGCTTTATCAGGGGATCGGTGCCGCTTCGGTTGCGCCGTCCTATGCCGAACAGAACCTCCAGGGCATGGCCAATGGGTCGTATCTGGCCAATGGCAACCCGTATTTCAATTCAGCCCTTCAGGGCCAGTTGGACAACACCGCCGCTCAGGTCCAAAGCCAGTTTTCCGGGGCTGGTCGGTATGGGTCAGGGGCAAATACGAACGCGCTGACGACGCAGTTGGGCAACATCCGCTCCAACGCGCTGATGAATCAGTTCAACAACGACACCAACAACATGCTGTCGGCCAACAGCCAGTTGGATGCGCAGCGCAATGCGGGACTGAACAGGGCGCTCGACACCACGAATGCGCTCAGCAACCAGGCTCAGCAGCAGTTCCAGAATGCTCTAACGGGTGCGCAGGCCACCATGACGGCCGGCAACGCGCTGGACACGCATTCCCAGAAGCAACTTAGCGACCTCGTGTCGAACTGGTACGCGCAGGACAACGCGCCATGGACACGGCTCGGCCTTCTCCAGGCCGCCGCGTCGGGATCTGCTGGGAATTACGGCACGCAGACCGGCAATTCCAGTTCGTCTAATCCGCTGGCCGCGATCGGCGCGGTTGGCTCGCTCTTCGGAGGCAAATGATGGGTGGCCAGACAAGCTCGACCCCGCAGATCGGCGCATCTCCCATGGGTTCGCTGCCGCAGACGCAGCCGATGGGCGGCATTCCGCAGCTTGCCAGCCTCTTCGGCGGCAATCTCGGATATCAGCAGAATCCCGTGCCGCAGATCATGGGGCCTCAGTATCCTGCTGCACTGACGCCCACACCGCAGCAGGCAGCAGCGCAGACTGTGGCGCAGATGAATGCGCTTCGTCCTTATGTACCGCCCCCCGCACCCGCGCCGGCAAGACCGGAGCCAATCGTTCACGGCGGCGGCGCGAACCGCTAGCGAGGTTTTGGCATGGACCTTACCGATATCCTGGCCTCGCTGTTCGGTGGCTCGCAGGGCACGCCGATGCTTGCCGCGCAGGTAGGCGACCATAACAACCCCAACGCGCTCCAGGCATCACTTGCCCGTTTCTCGCCTCAGTCGGCTCCCGTCGCACCCCAGATGCAGCAGGCAATGCCACAGGTGATGCCTGCGCAGCCTCAGCAGGCTGCCCCGGCAATGCAGGCTCCCCAAGCCAAGCCGCAGGCTCAAATCGCTCAGGCAAGCCCCGCAGGTGCCGGAGCGGGCAATTTCCTCACCGATCTCCTGATGCCGAAGACGGCAGCCAAGAACCGCACGGCTGCCTATCTCCAGCAGCAGGGCATGGACGCCGGGACGGCCAACCTGCTCGTGTCCGATCCGCAGATGCTCAGCGCCTACCTTCAGCAGAAGATGAAGGGTGTCGGCCCGACTGCGTTCGATCAGCGCGCCGAAGCCGCGAAACAGTATGGCCTCGATCCCTCGACGCCGGAGGGCCGCAATTTCATCCTGACCGGCAACATTCCCGGCTCAAGCGGCCAGGGCCTCATCAATGCTGGTCAAGGCCAGATTTACGACCCGACAACGAAAACATGGATTTCGGCGCCGCAGGCTCAGGGCGGCACCGACGACAACGCCAAGGCCATTGCTCAGGCAATCATCGCTGGCGATCAGCCGCCGGACATGAAGGGCCTCTACAAGTTCTCCGGTCCAGTTCGCGCTGAACTCGCCAAGCAGGGCTTTGACCTCTCCAGAGCCAATGAGGACTGGACGGCAACGCAGAGGCATCTTGCGTCTCTCAATGGTCCTCAGCAGCTTCGCTTGAGGCAGGCCGTTGATTTCGCTTCACAGTCCACCGATCTTGTCGATGAACTTGCGGCGCAGTGGAACAACGGGCAGTTCCCGGTGCTCAACGCGGCGAATCTAGCAGCCGCCAAACAGGGCCTTTACGGGCAGGCTGCGGCCAGCCTCGCAACCCGTCTCGGCGCATCTATCGCCGATCTCACATCCGAACTCGGCACCGTCTACAAGGGCGGCAACTCGTCCACTGACGAGACCTTGCGCCTGGCCTCTCAGAACCTCAATCAGAACTGGTCCACCAAGACCATCCATGACGCTACGGACCAGATCCGCAAGACGCTGGTCTATCGCCAGAACAGCCTGAAGAACATCGGGGTGGCCGGCCTGCCAAATGGTGGTGCTTACGACCCGAATAAGCAGGACGAGACGCCATCACTGCCGCAGCAGGACGGATATAAGCCGGGCGATGCCGCCGCAACATCGCCGGCCGGTAATCGCGTAATCCAGCAAATGACCAACCCGCAGCCAATGGGTAGTGGCGATGGCTGGCAAGATATTGGCAATGGTGTTCGTGTTCGGAAGATCGACTGATGGCCACGTTCCAATTCCAAACACCGCAGGGCACTTTTGAAGTTGAGGCACCCGATCAGGATACGGCCGTCAGGGCTTTTCAAGGCATGAACCAGCAGCCGGCGGCAATGCCCGGCATTGACCCCACGAAGGACAACCCCGAAGCCTATCAGGCCGCCATCCGCCAGGCGCAAGCTGATCGCAATGTAGCGGCCTACAACGCCGCCCCATGGTATAAACAGGCGCCCGTTGCCGTCAGCGATGAACTTCAGTCACTCGCCCATGGAGCCAGCTTCGGGCTTGCCGACAAAGCGGCTGCATATCTTCGCGCCGCCACAAATGGCACGAGCTATGATCAAGAGCGCGCAAAGATCGATCAGCAGATGCAGGGCGTTCGCGACCGTGCGGGCTGGGCAGGCACAGCAGCAGAAGTTGCCGGCGGCGCAAAAGCCGCTGCCGAACTCGCCGGTCAGGGTCTCACAACGGCAGGAATGTTTGGCACCGCCGATATGGCGGGCCTTCCCGGCGTCCTCGCGCGTGCGGGTCTCATGGCTCCGGAGGGCGCTGCCTATGGTGCTCTCAACGCCTATGGCAACGACCAGAACATGGGAACCGGCGCTCTAATCGGCGGAGGCGCCGGCGCTCTCGGTAGCGTGATCGGTGATGCCGTTTCGTCTGGCGTCGACAAATTGGCTGGTCTCTTCAACAAAAAGCCGGTCATCCCGTCCCTGGATGAGATTTCCGCGCTCAAGAGTGCCGCCTACGACAAAGCCGACCAGGCCGGTGTTGCATTTACGCCCGACGCAATTAACAAACTGCGCACGAATATCGCGAACGCCTTTGCCGATCGCGCCTTCCTGCCAGCCAATGAACCTGGCGCGGCGGCGGTGTTGCAGCAGATCGATGCTCTTCAGGGCCAGAATGTCACGCTCAAGGGCCTCGATGCCATCCGTAAAATGGCAGGAAACGCCTATATCCCGGGCAACAAGTCGAACAACGCGCTCACCGCAGAAATTGCCAACCAGATCGACAATCTGGTGTCAAAGCCCGGTGCCGGCGATGTGCTGATGGGCGACGCGCAGGCAGGGTGGCAGGCTCTCGCGGAAGCCCGTAACCTTGCTTCACGTGAAATCAAGATGAACAAAGTCGCGGACGCGCTCAACAGCGCCGATCTTCGAGCTGCCTCTACTGGATCTGGTGGAAACGTCGATAATGCCACCCGCCAGAACCTTCGCCGCATCCTGGAAAAGCCGCGCGGCTACACCCCGGACGAACAGGCGGCGCTGGAACAGGCTGTGCGCGGAACGACAACGCAAAATGCACTTCGTCTGGCCGGCAAACTCTCACCGACTGGCAATGGCTTGATGGCAGCCCTCGGGATCGGCGGCACGATGGTCAACCCGATGGTCGGGCTTGCCTCCCTCGGAGGCATGGGCGCCAAAAGTCTTGCCGACAGCATGACTGGCCAGAACGTCCAGCAGTTGATGGATACGATCGCGGCCGGCGGTTCGAAGTCAGCGACGCAGGCGGCGCCTAATCTTGTTCAGCGACTTGCCCAATCTGAACGCGATCCCTTGTCGCGCATACTGATGTCCCTCGGCATCAACAAGGGGAAAGACATCACTGGCGCGCTCTCGGGTCTGTTTCCCGGCGCGGTCACTGGTGCACCAGGCCAGTAAGGCGATCGTCAGGAAGATAAAGATCCAGTCCCCAACACTTGGGGCGTTTCTCGGTAGCTGACCGCGTGAGGCGATCATCGCCAGCATGATGCCGCCGTAAACGAGAGTTCGCACGAAAGTCTGCATCAGTAGGACGTGCAGTTCACGGTGTTGCCGAAGCGGTTGCAAGTGGTCGTCTTGGGCTGGCTGTTCGCCAGATTGGCGAAAGCCGCTTGGGCGCGGGCTGAGGCGCGGCCACGAGACGACAAAGACTCGCTTTGGATGCACTGCGCCATGGCGACGGTGCCGGACGGGAACCCGTAGGACTCGCATCGTTTTCGAAAGTAAGCGGCCTGTTGATCGGGTGGCGTTGTTGCAAACCAGGCCGGTGAGCCTGGCATGCCGAGGCCAGAACCGGAACAAGCACTGAGTGAAAGTAAGGCGACCCCCGCCGCAAGTCTTTTGAGCATGGCCGGGGAAAATACAACCAAGTTGCTCGGCTGTCCACTGAGGTTATGCGATGTCCTATGCCTTTACCGTGTCGCCGTGGGACTTTCTCGGCCCAAACTGGCAGCAAATGCCGGCCGGCATGCGGAACAACAACCCAGGTAACATCAAGTATGTAGGCCAAGCCGGCGCGCTCGGTCCATCCGCGAACACCGACCAAGGCGACCCGCAAGCCGTTTTCGCAAGCCCCCAAGCCGGCATTGATGCGATGCGCAGTCTTCTCGCGCGGAAGTATGCCAGCGGGAAAGTAACGCCCATCGAAATGATCGCTGCGCCGGGTGGCTGGACGCCAGGGAACTATCAGGCCGCCGCAAATGTCGCTCGGTATGCCGGTATTGGGCCGAACGACAACATCAACTTTAACGATCCGAACTCCGCCAATCGGTTCATGTCTGCTCTCATGATGCAGGAGCATGGGCCAGCGTCAAAAGCCTATGCTGCCCTGTTGGGTGGCGGCGCGGCTACCCCGCCGAACCCATACGCCGGCATGGCTGATGGACCGAAGGGTCAAGAATCCTACCCGGTGCCGCCAGCGCCTTCGCCGTCAATTGCCACGGCCAGTTCCGATGCACCCGACAGCACCAGTCTTGGCCTCACCGCTCAGCAGGGCAACGACATCGCGTCGATCCTTGCGCAAAACGATCCCAACTCCCCTCATAACCGCCTCATGGCAGCCTTCCAGAAGCTCGGGCAGACGCCGAATTCGCCCATGCCATACGGGCGCGGCGGCGGTGATGCGCGCAGCTCCGGTTACGACCTCCTCAAAGCCCTTCAGGCGAACGGGCTCAACCTCAGTCAACTCCTTATGAAGCAGCGATTGGGCTAAGACATGACTGGCAGCATCTACTCGTGGTCTACGACCGCCGCTTCCAACAGCAATGCGGATGCGGGCATCAATTGGGCGGAAGGACAAACGCCGTCCTCCGTCAACGACTCCGCACGCCAGATGATGGGCCGAGAAGCCGAGTTGCTCGCTGACACAGGCGGGGCTCTTGCGGCTGGGGGCACGGCAAATGCCATCACCGTCACGTCAAATTCGGCCTTCACGGCGTATGCGAATGGCCTCAAGCTGTCTATTCGCATCGCATCCGACAATGCAGCTGGGGGCGCTACCCTCAATGCGAATGCTCTCGGCAATAAGGCCATCCGCGTCATGGTCGGATCTGGCGAGGTTGACCCTCCCGCTGGGGCCATGAAGGCAGGCGGCATCTCCGAATTTCGCTACGGCACGTCCTTCAATGGGGGTGCCGGCGGATGGATGCTGCTCAACCCGGTCGTTGATACGCCCAACATCGTCACTCTTACCGGCACTCAGACGCTCAGCAACAAGACGCTTGTCGCGCCGGCGCTTGGCACCCCGGCATCAGGCACGATGACCAATGTCACGGGCCTGCCGATCTCGACGGGCGTTTCTGGCCTTGGAACAGGTGTTGCGACTTTCCTCGGCACACCCTCCAGCGCCAATCTCCGCGCTGCTCTGACAGATGAGACCGGGACTGGCTCCGTTGTCTTTTCCGCGTCGCCAACGTTTACAGGAACGCCAGCCGCACCAACACCTGCCACAGCCGACAACAGCACGACCATCCCTACGACGGCCTATGTGAAGTCGAATATTGCCGCGCTGCCGTTCACAAAGTCGTTCGAAAGCTCTCAACAGACCATCACATCGGGCGGTTCGCTGGCAATCGCGCATGGTCTGGGGGTGAAGCCCAAACTTTACCTCGCTTTCCTGCAATGCGTCGTAGCCGACGGCAACTACAATATCGGGGACGAAATCCATGCCCCTGTGAGCAATACAGGCTCGGCGGCCAGCCTAAATACTGCAATGTTTCCCGATGCGACAAACATCAACATACGGTTCGGCAATGCCGCGAATGCCTTCCAGGCTGTGGACAAAACAGGGGGTGGCTTCACACAGCTTACAAACTCAAGCTGGAGGCTGGTTGTCAGAGCTTGGGCATAGTCTCGCGGTCGATCCACCAGGCAAACGCCTGAATCGCGCCCACGCATGCAATCACACCCACAACGAAGCCAGCAGCGAATAGAGCCATCCGAGCCTTATAGCTCAAACATCATGCCTGTCCAAGAGGCCGCATGACTACACTCATTCCCGCCATCAGTGCCATCGGCGACCCGACTAAGGCGCGCCTGGTGATGTATGCCAATGGGCAATTGGTGCAGGCCCCTATGGGCGCTATTGGCGCTGCATTCACTACCATTGATGAGACGAAACTACTTCATAATCAGCCGGGTACCGGCGCCTCTCCGATTTCCCTGTTCAATATCCTGAAGCAACGTATTCGCCCGAGCGATTTTGGGGCCGATCCATCCGCATCTGGCGCGGTTAATCGCGCCGCAATCAATAACGCAGTTAATTCGGCCGGCGCCAACGGAGCATTAATCGAACTTGCGCCCGGCCAATTCGACGTTGATGGCACGGTCATTCCCTTGGCGGCGAACTGCACCATCGCCGGCAATGGCGAGGCGACTATCATTCGCACAACCTCGGCTACCGCAAACGTCTTCGATGTCTCGGCAGCCTTCGTCACAATCCGCGATATTCAGATGGCCGCTTCCGTGGCGCGGACCAATGGCAATTTCGTCAACGTCCAGGCTACAGCCAACCGCTTCGAGCTGCGCAACTTCCACATGGCGGCCCCATTCCAAGGTGTCGCTATCGCCAATGGCGTGGCGACAGTCACGATCCGAGGCGGCAGGATATTCAACACCGTTGCGACCACTGGCATCCCGATCCGCATAGACGGTGGGCTTGATGTCACGATTGCCGACATTCTGACTGATGGTGCGGGCGGGTCGCAGCCATTTGCTGGCGTCTACATCGACAATGCCGGCGATGTCAGCATTGAGGATTGCCAACTCCTGCATGCCGGCCAGGCGCTTTATCTAAACCCTGGTG